GTACGAATATATTAATGCTACTTATGGCGAGCATTACTCTATGAATAATATTCAGTCTACTGAATTTATAATGGATGCTGGTCATGGGATAGGATTTACTGTTGGGAATATTATTAAGTATGCCCAACGATATGGAAAGAAAGGAACACCTGAAGACCATAGAAAGGATTTGATTAAGGTAATCCACTATGCTATTATGGCGTTACACGTACACGATATAAAATTTAATAATGATAAGGAAATAGATAATGAAGATTAGTAATCAAACAATGGAAATTTTAAAGAATTTCGCAACAGTAAACCCATCAATCGCTTTCAAAGCAGGCAATAAAATTAGAACAGTATCTGAGCAGAAGAATATTCTTGCTGAAGCAACTGTTGTTGAGGATTTCCCTAAAGACTTTGCTATCTATGAGTTGAATCAATTCTTAGGTCTAGTAAGTTTATTTGAGAATGGTGATATGGATTTCGGTGACAAGAGTGTGACATTAACCGAAGGCAGTACTAAATCTCGATACACCTATACTGACTCAAGTATGGTGACAACTCCACCTGAAAAGAATATCGATTTGCCATCTGAAGAAGTTTCATTCAGTATGAGTAAGGATGTATTTGCTCGTGTTCAAAATGCAGCAAATCAATTACAACTTCCAGAGATCGTTGTTCGTGGTGATGGTACTGATGTTAAATTAGTAGCAACTGATACTAAGAACCCAACGTCTAATGAATTTGCTGTGAACGTAGGTGAAGATACTCATACATTTAACTTTGTATTCAAGACTGAGAACTTCAAAATGATTGCTGGCGATTATACCGTCACTATTTCGGCGAAGGGAATTTCGCATTTCAAAGGTGATGTAGCACAATATTGGATTGCTACTGAAGCAGGTTCTAAGTACACAGCATAAGGGGAATAATATGACATTGAATGAACAAGATAAGAAAGATATTTTACACGTAATCAAAGATTGCTCTGACTCACTAACTCGTATGGAGGGTGAACGTGAATTTATTAAGGAAGCAATCATTGGTTTGAATGATAAGCATGGACTTGACAAAGCACATCTCCGTAAGGTTGTGAACATTTACTATAAGCAAAACCTAGCAGAAGTCCAAGCACAAAACACCGAAGTTGAAGATCTATATGAATCCTTAACTGGATAATATGTTCGGTTCGTCTATCGGTTAGGACTCTAGGTTTTCATCCTAGTAAGAGGGGTTCGATTCCCCTACCGAATACCAAATTTGATAGAACTTTACTTTTATGTGAATGTAGGGTATAATATAAGTATATGATGGAGAATGTGAATGGAAGACTTTTTATGGGTTGAAAAATACCGCCCAAAGACGGTTGCTGATACCGTATTACCAGCAGATCTAAAAGCAACGTTTCAACAGTTCGTTGACAATAAAAATGTACCAAACCTATTATTGACTGGATCGGCAGGTGTCGGCAAGACAACTATCGCAAAGGCAATGCTTGAAGAGATTGGTTCTGACTATATTGTTATCAACGGTTCTGATGAAGGCAGACTAATTGACACACTGAGAACTAAGATTAAAAACTTTGCTTCAAGTATGTCATTAGCAGGTGGACGTAAGTATGTCATCCTAGATGAAGCAGACTACCTTAATGCTGAGACAGTACAACCTGCTCTTAGAAACTTTATGGAGGAATACTCATCTAATTGTGGATTCATCCTAACGTGTAACTTCGTTAATAAGATTATCGCACCTCTACACTCACGTTGTTCTGTGGTTGAGTTTAAGATTGGTAATAAAGATAAACCTAAAATGGCAAGTGAATTCTTCCATCGTGTTTGTATGATTCTTGACTTTGAGAACATTGAGTATGAGGAAAAGGTTATTGCTGAGATTATCACTAAGCACTTCCCTGACAACAGACGTGTACTAAACGAACTACAACGTTACAGTGCTACTGGCAAGATTGATGCGGGGATCTTAGTCAATACTTCAGATGCTAACTTCAAGACGTTAATGGATGCCTTGAAGAATAAGGAATTCTCAACTGCTCGTAAATGGGTGGGTCAAAATATTGATGGGGATATCGCACCGTTCTTCCGTAAGTTATATGATACGATGTATGAGCATGCTGAACCTGCTAGCATTCCTCAAATCGTAGTAACGTTAGCAGACTATCAACATAAAAGTGCATTTGCTGCCGACCAAGAGATTAACACGATGGCATTATTGACTGAAATTATGGTGGACACGGATTGGAAGAAATGAAATGTGTAATATACGATTATGAAACTTTAAGCCAAAACGCATTCAATGGTGTTGTATTATCTGTTGCTGGAATTGCATATGATGAAGATCGTTTCTTAACCAACCCATACACCTACGAAGAACTACTCGATAGTTGTGAGTATGTTAAGTTTGATGTTAAAGACCAAGTTAAGTATGGTCGTAAGGTTGAGAAAGGTTCATTAGATTGGTGGAAGTCGCAGTCTAAAGATGCTCAAAAGCAATTGATGCCATCTGATAATGATGTGTCAATCTCAGAATTACTTCTGTTCCTAGAAAGACTAAACATAGCAACTGCTAAAAAGGTATTCACACGAGGTAACTCATTCGATCCAGTATTCACACGATCTATATGTGATAGTCTAGGAATAGCAGATCCGACTCCATGGTGGGTCATCAGGGACGTACGATCTTATATAGACGGTTTCACTTATGGAACGGACATTAACCACGACTTCATTCCAAAAGACTTAGTTGATAAGTTTGTTCAACACGATCCAGAACACGATGTAGCAATGGATGTGATGAGAATGCAATTCTTAATCAGGACAATATATGGCAAAGACTAATCCGTTTGACTTCACCAATTCAATCAACAGTTCTAAAAAGAATTTGATGAGGAAAACTGACAACGATGTGCTTGCTGAGAAATCATACAGTCCATTCCTAACTAACCGTGCATTGTCATATCATAATGATACAGTTGCTATTGCTAATGAGATGAACACCAGACACTCACTTGATAAACGTTTACAGTATGAATTCTTATTGAATATTGTACGTCCGAAGAAAAGATATGCTAAGTGGTCTAAGAAAGAGAAGGGTGGAGATGTTGATATTGTCAAGGAATATTTCAAGTACAATGATATCAAAGCAAGGCAAGCATTAACAATATTGACTAAGGAACAGATTGTAGAGATTAGACAGAAGTTGGAGAAGGGTGGTAAAGGTTAATTATTATAAATATTCTAAATAATCAATTAATTATGAGATCCAAATGATAGATACAATGATAGAAGTCACAATTGCGAAAGAAGATGACTTCTTAAAGATTAGAGAAACACTTACTCGCATAGGTGTGTCATCTCAAAAGAATAAAACCATATACCAATCCTGCCATATTCTACATAAGAAAGGTAAGTATTACATCACACACTTCAAAGAGTTGTTTGCCTTAGATGGCAAACCAAGTAACTTTGGTGATGAAGATAAAGGTCGTAGAAATACTATTGCCAATCTTCTA